CTGTACGTAGAGTTCAGCAACTTATCAAAGAAAGCGTCATCCCGAAAACAGAAAGAAATCGTTACGAACTAGCGCCAGCAGTCCAAGGATATATTAGGTACCTTCAAGAAAGAATGGCGGGTAATACCGCAGCGCCAGCGGATATGCATCTGGAAAAGTCTAGGCTTGTAAAGCTCCAGGCAGACAAAGCTCAGATTGAGTTAGATCATCTAAATGAAATTTTAGTAAGAACTGAAGACGTAGCTAAGGAATGTGAATCTATTCTTATAGATATGAAATCCAAAATACTTTCAATTCCATCAAAGGCTGCACCATTATTGAACGGGCAAACAGAAATACATCTTATAATGGACATGCTGCAGAAATTTGTTGAAGAGGCTCTATTAGAGTTGTCAGATTATGGAAAGTCCGTCGAAAGCGAAGAGGATCTTATTGAATGGAATGAAGATTCTGCGCCCCCCACCAAAACTAACAGTTAGTTTATGGGCTGATTCTCAAAGGAAGTTAGATAGTCAAACAAGTTCCGAGGCAGGCCAGTGGTATACAAATAGAGCTGAATACCAGCGCGGTATCATGGATGCTTGCTCAGATCCTGAGATTAAAGAAGTTGTTGTTATGGCTGGCGCTCAGTTAGGTAAGTCTGAAGCACTGCTTAATGTCATTGGGTATCACATCGATCATGATCCCTGTCCCATACTTATGCTTCAGCCAACCGAGTCTATGGCTCAAGCCTTCAGTAAGGACAGGATCGCCAACGGGCTTTTACGTGCTACGCCTTGTCTTCAGGGAAAGGTAAAAGATCCACGAGCTAGAGATTCAAACAATACAACTCTGCACAAGGTGTTTCCTGGCGGCAGTCTGAGTCTGGTCGGCGCTAACTCTCCAGCGGGTCTTGCGTCTCGTCCGATACGAATAGTCCTAGCTGATGAGGTTGATCGATTTCCTGCGTCTGCTGGTTCTGAAGGTGATCCTTTGGGCCTAGCTAGGAAGCGTACTTCTACATTCTGGAATCGTAAGATCATTGCGGTATCTACTCCCACGATTAAGGGAGTCTCTAGGATCGAGGACGCTTATCATAAGTCCGACATGCGGGAATACTACGTCCCGTGCAAGCATTGTGATTCTATGCAGGTTTTGCGTTGGGCGAATGTTCGTTGGCAAGATGACGATCCAGAAACGGCTGGATACTTGTGTGAGGAATGCGGGTGTGTCTGGACGGATGCCGATAGAAGATGGTCAGTCCGTAATGGGGAATGGGTAGCTGGTGAGGACTTCAAGGGGATAGCAGGATTTAAGATCTCTGGACTTTACTCTCCGTGGACACCATTGAGTGATGGTGTTCGAGAATTCTTATCAGTCAAGAAGAATCCTGAACAGCTTAAGGTGTTCTGTAACACGTATTGGGGAGAATCGTGGGAGGACGAAGGTGAATCGATTGACGAGCTAAACCTGATCGAGCGTCGAGAGCATTTCAACCAAGTACCTGAAGGGGTTGTAATGATTGTCGTTGGGGCAGACGTTCAGGATGATCGTTTGGAATTAAGTTTCATCGGTATTGGCCGAGATGAAGAGTCTTGGGTCTTAGAGCATGAGATCCTTTACGGAGATCCTTCTACGCCACAGTTATGGACAGCACTAGATTCGCAGATTGCTAGAACGTTTGAGACAGAAGATGGACGGACATTAGGGGTAAGAGCTACCGCGATAGACTCAGGTGGTCACTTCACTAACACGGTTTATCAATACTGTCATAGGAACTTCTCGAAGAGAGTCTTCGCAATCAAGGGTGTCGCTGGAGAAGGTAAGGCAATCGCTGGGAAACCTAGTAGGAATAACGTTGTCAAATGTAGGTTATTCCCTGTTGGCGTTGACACGGCAAAAGACTTATTATTTGCACGTTTACGGATTCAGGAAGAAGGCCCAGGATATATTCATTTCTCCGATACGTTGAATGACGAATACTTCCGACAGTTAACCGCAGAAAAGATCATCACAAAGTTCGTTAGAGGCTATAAAAGACGAGTTTTCCAGAAGATACGAACTAGGAATGAAGCATTAGATTGCTATGTATATGCGCTAGCCGCCTATGCTATAATCAATACGAATGTCAATACGATTGCGGATAAAATTGACATTAGGGCCAAACCTGAAAAAATAGAAGAAGTCGAGCCAGATAAACCTGTTGTTAGAAGACAGGTAATGAGAAGGCCCAGAACTAGTTACGTTAACTCATGGCGGTGACATGGCTAACCTTTTTGATCGTGATAACTATCCCCTTCAAGAGCCTGAATTCCTAGTCGCTGGGGATCGTTGGGCTTGGAAAAGAACAGATCTAGTCTCTGACTATCCCACTGACACTTACGCACTTACTTACGAATTCCACGAAGACTCAGGTGGCGGCGGCAGCCATCGGTTCACGATAACTGCGGTTGAAACGATTGATGCCTATATCGTTGAAGTGAGTCATTCCACCACTGACAATTACCTAGCTGGGGATTATCATTGGGATGCCTATATAACGAGAACCTCAGATTCGGAGAGGCTGATCGTCGATAAGGGTAGAACTCGCATTGATGTGGATCTTGCAACAAGTAACGCAGATGTAAGAACCCACGCCAAGAAAGTCTTGGATGCAATCGAAGCAGTTATAGAGAATCGTGCAACGATAGATCAAAGTTCATTCAGCATCGGCGGAAGAAGTCTTTCGAGGATGTCTCCAGACGAGTTGATGGAGTTCAGGAACCGCTATCGTGCGGAGTACAACGAAGAGTTAAAGAAGGCTAAGATCAGAAACCATAAACCAACTGGCAATATGATTGGAGTCAAATTCTGATGGCTTGGAATCCGTTCAAGAAAAAGGATGTGAAGAAAGCTATCAAACTTTCCCAGCGTTCATTCAAAGGCGCTTCAACGGGAAGGTTGTTCTCTGACTTCTTCGGCCAAGCGACAAGCGCGGATCAAGAATTAAGACACGCCTTAGTAACTTTACGGAATCGTTCTCGTGAATTAGCGAGGAACGATGCTTACATTGCGCGTTATCTTAATCTGTTGAGCGCCAACGTTGTAGGGCATAACGGTGTCCGAGTCAACATGAAATCGAGAAATGAAGATCAATCGCTCGATGTTGTCGCTAATACTATTATTGAAAGATCTTGGGCTAGATGGTCTAAGAAAGGGAACTGTACGGTAGATCGACAGAATAGCTTTCTGGATTGTCAGAAGATGTTTATTGAGGCGCTCGCTAGAGATGGCGAGGTTTTAATCAGACATCAACGAGATCCTAGTTCGGAGTTTGGCTTTAGGATTCAGTTTCTTGAGGCTGATCATTTAGTTGATACGAAGAACGAGTTCTATACCAACGGTAATCGTATCGTGATGGGTGTTGAACTGGATGAGAGAAAGATTCCAGTCGCTTATCATATGTACAAAGATCACCCGAATGATTATGGGTATACCCAAAAAGCAGAGACTATTCGAGTCCCTGCTGATGAGATCATTCATGCGTTCGTAAGACAGAGGCCAGAACAAACAAGAGGCTATCCCTTTGCTGCTTCTGTTATGTCATCGATCAAGATGCTTAATGGCTATTACGAAAGTGAGCTAGTAGCGTCTAGGGTTAGTTCCGCCAAGATGGGTTTCTTCACTAGCCCTGCTGGTGATGGCTATGTCGGTGATGATGTTCAAGACGAATACACGCCTATCATGGATGCCCAGCCTGGAACCTTCGAGCAACTCCCAGCGGGAATGCAGTTCCAAGCGTTTGATCCTGCACATCCTACGACTGCCTTCGAGTCATTCTCTACAGCCATGCTGAGAAGCATAGCTTCGGGTTTGAATATTTCATATCACAGCCTGTCGAATGATCTATCGTCGGTTAACTACTCTTCCTTACGTGCTGGAAGTCTTGAGGACAGAGATCAGTACCGAATGCTTCAGAAGTTCATGATTGAGCATTTCGTTGAGCCAGTGTTTAGAGCTTGGTTAACTCAAGCAATGACTACTGGCATTAATCTGCCAATCCAAAAGTATGACAAGTTCGCTGATAATGTATCTTTCATACCTCGGTCTTGGGGATGGGTTGATCCGCAAAAAGAAATGATGGCGAACATCCAAGGTCTACAGAACGGAATCGTTACGTATCAAGATATCGAATCTAATTACGGTAGAGATGTCGAAGAGCTATTTGAGCAGCATGAGCGTGAAGAACGGCTTGCAGAGCAGTATGGCGTAAAGACTGCATTCCAGCCATTTGGAATGAAGATGCCAGCGGAACCAGATATCCAAGGATCGGACGATGGCGAGCTATAAGCCAACACAAGGGATGGTCGAAGAGGCTCGCATGGGTCTTGATTGGCGTTCTGAGTTTGGTCGAGGCGGAACCGAGGTAGGTATCGCTAGAGCCAGAGACATCGTAAACGGCAAGAACCTTTCTGAGAGTACCGTTAAGCGGATGTTTTCATTCTTCTCGCGTCATGAAGTCGATAAGGAAGCAGAAGGATTCCGTCCTGGAGAGGATGGCTATCCGTCTAATGGTCGGATTGCATGGGCCTTATGGGGTGGTGATGCAGGATTTAGCTGGTCAAAGAAGATAGCAGGACAGATAGATAATAATCGTGCGCTAACAGGCCCAATGAAGGAAGCGTTAGAAAATAAAGTAGAAGATCATAACGATTCTGTTAGAGCTGCCAATAAGAAAGTAAACATGAGAATGTTGACTGCGGTATTTAATCGCGGAGTTGGTGCTTACAAAACGAATCCTAGCTCTGTCAGGCCAAATGTGAGCAGCCCTGAACAGTGGGCGCTAGCTAGAGTGAACAGTTTTTTGTATGCCGTTAAGAACGAAAAGTTCCGTAGTGGAAAGCATGATACTGATTTATTTCCTGACGGGCATCCATTAAAATCGGAAGATGATGATCGAGGACAAGATATGGAAAGACATATCATAAACGTAGAAGAAACGGATGATTCATTCATCATCGAATTTGGCAAAAGCCAGATGGATATTGAAGAGATGGTAGAAGAAGCATCTGAAGAATCCGAAGAAGAACGCGATGAAGAATATGAAGCTATGGCGGAAGCTGTAGCGGATCGATTCAACGCTGAAGAGATT